ATGCTCAATGTTGTTGTTGATTATTATAAACCAAACTAAAAACCACATCACCACTTTCCCTGATAGCGCCCAAGATAATAAAAGCCTGTCACGATCCCCGCACCAGCAATAACAAATATAATAGTTCCAAGTGTAAAATTGATAGCATTGTCGATCATCTCTTGCTTCTTGTAAGCCTCTTCCTTGCGAATTCGGCGCATCTCACCTTCTATTTGAAGCACCTCCTCCCACGCAGATGGCCCGTAAGTCCATGATATATGGTCTTTTATTTCCTTTCTCATGGCTTCCATTTTCTTTTTCTGGGCGAAGATTTCTATAGCATTTTGGCTATTGTCAGACATCATCTTATAAAATGGAGGGTTCTTTGTTTTGTCTTCAGCATACTGAAAATCAGAAAAAGCGGCCCCCCATTTAGCTAAGGTGCCGCTCATTTCTTGGATGTCCTTGCCAGCACTAATACCCTGCTTCAGAATATTAAATGCGCTAGTAGCTAGACCGACCGCTGTAATAGGGTCAATCATTTTTTTAGCTCATTTTGGAAAGCACGGCGAGCAAGAGTGCAATGATAAAGCCTGTAGTGCCAATCATAATTGCTTCCATGCGTTTAACTCGACCGAATAAATCCTTGAACTGGATTTTCATTTCCGTCTGCATAGCAATCACCTCTTTTTCAAGCCCGTCGATACGCTCATGCGCAGATGCAACTGTATTTCTATTACTCATAGCGATGCCCTCAGTATCCGTGAACCAGTAGTTTCGCGTAATCACCGCTCAACAGTTTCTTCTTAACATATTCTGCAAACTCTTTCGACCCTAGTTTTAAACCAGACTCGGACATCCACTTTTCGACCACAACAAACGGGATTTGGCCCACATGGCGCATATCGCTACGCGCAACCGTTCCAGCAATTTGTTTTTCTTTGTTATAATCAAGGATCGACTGCACATCTTGTGTGCGTGAAATGACAACCTTGTTGCCTTCTTCCTTAATTTTTGTTTGCAATTGTTCTATCATTTTTTCTTTTTTGGCTTCTTACCGCCAACCCATGCTTCATTTACATCAGGAGTGCTGGGATCATCCGACTTCAACTGACCTTTTTTATTCCGTGCGCGTTTAACTTCCGCAGCTTCTGCAAAGCCGTTTGAAATTAAAACTTCCGCCTCTTCTGAGGTGACTTCATAAGTTTGGCCTTCTAACGCGCGAGAGCCACCAACCCATGTTTTATCCGTCATTATTTTTACTTTAGGCATTTTAAAACTCCAAAAGGGGAAAGGGGGCCATTACAGCCCCCAATCGAATTAAGAAGTGGAGCAGTCAGCAATAAAGCCGTGAGCTTTTTGCGAACCAACCTGAAGGCCATATTCGACCGAGATAAGTCGCCGCTCAGAGTGGCCTGTTTTCGCTAATGGCTCTTGCTTTGCAGTCTGCAAGTAAGCAACCGAAGCATAGCTTGGGTCAAGTACGAACACATCACGAGGGCGAATGTGACGCGATGGTACGATTTGCAATTCACCAAAATCGGACACATAAACGTCGATTGCAGCGTTCAACTTGCTGTCTTCCGCTTCTTTGTAGCGCGTAGCGTTACCTGTAAAGGCAGACATTTTTTGCTTGTTGAAAGAACCACAGAGAACAACAGAAGGTTCTGCGCCATTATCCCAGCAAGATGCGATAACAGTTTTCAGAATATCCTCTGTCAGATCGCGCTTTGTGCCATCTGTAGCAGCGGCGTTAGGGAAGCCAGCTTCACCTGTACCGGATGTTGTACCAGCAGCACCACCAGTACCAAACGCAGTGTTTGTAGTGATAAAGGCTGGCAAACCAGCGGTTGCACGGGCTGTACCAGAAGAACCAGCAGACGCGGCAGTATTTGAAAGCAACATTGCTTCCATATCTCGCTTCAGTTCCTTCAGTTTGTAAGCAACTTGCTCTGCAACTGTTTGCGCATCGCCAACACCGTTGACTTTGTTTGCAGTGGAAGACACATCGACAACTTTGTCTGAAATCTGTGTGTAGTTCCCTTTGCGAACCGCATTGGTTGGTGAGTCGTTGCCGGGAGCAGACTCGCCTTCGATTACGCGGTTGTCAGTTGCAACACCCGCAAGATCAACTTCGCCCCACTCAAAGTAAGTGTTTTCGACGTTGCGTGTGCCAATTGTAGACATGAAAATTGTCTCAGTTGGCGTGATCGAAATCAAAGCGTCTTGAACATCCTCGCGGATAGTTGTGACATCATATGTTTCGTTTGTATTAGCTAGAACACCCATTGTGTTTTCCTTTCGCTATGACAATAAGAACGAAGTGACACTTTTTATGTCACCGCTTTTCTTCATCCGAGAACGCACTTGTTGTCGCCGTTTCGCTTGACCATCCTCTGTTCGCTTTGCTCCCGGTTTAACCATAGGACGCGCAGTTTTTGACTTTTCTGCGACCTTGTCCTTTGTTCCCTTGAGCTTTTGATAAGCTACCGCGTCACGCATGATTTTGAATTCCCATCCGTGTGTCAACGAGCTAACGATTTCTTCTGGAACGCCATAATAACCAGTGGCCGTTGCGTGAATATCAGATAAGAGTTTTTTGCCCTTTTCTGGATCGCGCAGCTCTGGGATTTCTTGTTTCAGAATTTCAGCTTGTTGAGCAATATAGGCATTATTGGCCTGCGCCTGTTGTGCCTGTTGCTGCTGCTTAACTTGTTCAGCCTCTTGTTTAAGGCTTTCAAATTTTGCCGCATTTTCGCGGTATTCTTCCATTTGCTCCAAATAGCCTAAAGGGTCGCTGTTTTGCAGCTCCTTTGGCGGCTTCTGGGGCATTTGTGAAAGTTCACCATTTTCGAGTTGGTTAATGCGTTGCAAAAACTGTTCACGTTCTTGTTGCATGGTTTGGTTCAGTTGCTCCAACTCTTTACGAGAATTAGCATTCTGTTCCATACCCTTTTGGACGTAATCTTGCCCAGCGTAGCCACGCTTTAGCTCTTGCAGGGTCACCTTCTTTAATTGACCATCTGACTTTATTTCAAGTTCAAGATCGTCAGAAAGCTCCACAGGAGCGGCTGGCTCGTCGGTGTATTCATCCTCATCTACATTTTCATAATCAGGCTCTACAGCCTCATCATCACTATCGTAGCCAGTGTCATCCTCGCTCTCAGCCATTACCTCTTCCGGTTCAGTCTGAGCGCCCTCAGTTACCTCCTCGGAAGCCTCAACAGCCTCGCTTGAATTATCTTGCTGCGGGGTTTCCATCAGCATTTCAGTTACAGAAGCTATGCTTCCATCGTTAGGATCAGTCGGCATTGCGGTGCTTACCCTTCTTTTCTATGAGCATCTCAGCGTTTACGTCCGCTTGGAGAATATACTCAATCTGGTTTAATGCTCTCAAAATGGCGTGAGCGTCTTCACGTTTCTCCACTTCGTCGGCGCTACTATTCGCAAAACCCTCAAGTTGCTGGTTTCGCAAATCCTTCATGATTAGCTGGAAATGTTCGTTTTGCATTAACGACCGGGATCGTGCTGCCCTAACCTTGTAATCCATAACCGCCCATCATTTGTTCGTTGTGTGCGCGTGTCGCGTCCTGTTCTGCTTTGACAGAAGCAACATTCACAGTTGCGTTATACTGGCCCAAAATCTTCGCAACTTCAACGGCAAGGTCTTGAACCATCTCATCGCGCTTCAAATCGTCCTTCATAGCAAGTTCGTGCATTTTGAACTGCTGATCCGCAGATGCTTTTTGTGCGTCAAGCTGCAACTTCGCCATATCGACTTGCGCCTTGCCCTGAGCCTTCATTTGCTCTGCCATCAAAAACGCTTGGTTTGGATCAGATGCTGGAGCGCCGCCTTGCTGCTGTTGTTGTTGCGCCATCATTGCCTCTTGCTGCTTTTGAGCAATTAGCTGCTGTTCGCTTTCTGGCGTAACTGGCTGGTAATAACGATCTGAGTTTTTAAGACCAACCGCAGACAACATATCACCAAGAGTGTTGCGGATATTAGTCATCGTGACCATGCCATTATTTGGGCCGTATTGCTGCCAAATGCTCATCTGCATCTGAACAGTCTCGCGCAGAACCGCAGCCTTTTCATTTTCGCGGCCCGTACCTAATCCGACATTGACCACAATATCCATGTCAGCGTTCCAAACGCGCGGATCGACGGCGACGAACTGATTATTCAGACGGATAATTTCTTCTTTGTCTGAGTTTTTAATTATTGCCGAAGCAATCAATCTAAACAGTTGACGCATACCGCCTTCAGCTAAGTTGCGAGCCATGACCTCTGACTGCCCCGCAGCGCCCTCTATGGTGGCTGCAACGGCTGTCGCGGTGGCTGACTGCAATACATCTGGATCAAGCCCCTGTGCGGCCTTAGATACGCCCGTTTTGTTATCAACCAGCATATCGAAGTATTGCAACGCTGGAAGAGTAGAACCCGCAGTAAACGGCACAACTTGCTCACGAATAGCGCCGGGTGACTTTACCCTTACAATTCGACCGATCTCGTTATTTAAAAGATCGTCTATTGAAACTTGACCATCGACAACTTCAAGGCCCGGATTGTTTGTCAGTGATACGTTATCAAGAACGCCGCGAAGCATTGCCGTTGCCGCATCCTGATCGTCTTGGACTAACTGAACCAGTGATCGACCAAAGAATGCGTGTGGTTCAGGGTCTACTTCAAACACAGCAAACGGAACTTCATCCGCTTTATCATATGAAAGCATTTTATAACCAGCGCCAGCCAATACAAAACGATATAGCTGCGGAACGCCGACGCCATCTGCGTCAACTTTCATATATGCTTCTGTGACAACTACTTTTTTAGAAGTTGGGTCTGCGCTTTCGTCATCGTCTTCGTCAATGGTATAACCACGGCGCTCATACTCAGCTTCAGACTCCATAGTTGAAATTGTACCAGTTAAACCCTGAATTTCATCTTCCTCATAACCCATAGCAAGCAAGTCGCCAATAGTCATGTCGGTGCGATGCCCAACCACGAAAAAATCGTCTATGCTTCGAGCATTCCGATCCACAAAAAACTCTTCCGGTGGAACGGATGTAATAAGAATATCGCCATCGTAAGTTGTGCGGCTAATCTTAACGTCATATACAGGACGCTCAATCTCAACGCCCATTTCGTCAATTTCAATTTCTTGCGTGATGGTTTGTTCTAAAACTTCAACGTCATCATCTTCCGCCAAGAACATGAATTCATCTTCGTTCAAGCCAGTATATGTGAATGTCTCGCTTTCGGTTTTGTCCTCATACATTACCTTGGCAATGCCGCAGTTCTTAACCATAGCATCTTGGAACACATCGTTGAGCATACGATAGCCGTTGTTCTGCTGAAACTTATAGTTAGCGTATTTCGTCATCTGCTCCGCAATAGCAACGTCCTCTGGCATACGAGGCACAAACTCAACCGGGTTTTCTGTGCTAAGAAAGACGCGCTGAATGGATGGTTTTATTGCACGAACAACATCACGGCACTTTGTGGCAACGACCTTTGATCGGCCCTGCTCATGCCCAATATCTACCTTGCCATCAAAGTAACGCTGCGCCCTAATCCTTGGTTCAGAGATTTCGCTCTCAATAAAATCAACAGCATCTTGCACCGCCTTTTGGACGATGCCTTCAACCGTGTCTTTATCCATTGGTTCAATACGCATTTATTTCTCCTATGGCTTTGAGCCAAACATTCCTTGCAATGGTTCATTCACTCGCTGGACACCTTGCTGTGTAGCGGCACGGCGCGAACCTTGGCGTATTGAGGCAGCAATTCTCGAAACGCCTTCCTTAAACGCCTGCATACCACGATCATCTAAGAGCGCCCTGCGAACAACATCGGGATTTTCAGAAAGCAAAACTTCTAAAACTTTAACTCTTTGCTTTTCCGTTAAGCCTTCGTCTAATTGCGCTGCAATTTTATTACCAACCCGAATAGCAGTCATTGGGTTTGTAATGTTTGTTAAATCTTCCAAGTTAATTTCTGATCCAGTTCTCTTACTTGCTTCTGTCGTCAATGCGGTTGTTGGGCCTTTAATTATATCACCCATTGCAGATTGCGACTTAGCTGCTCTCTCTATAGATGCAAGAGTTTTATCAAATTGTTCATTTGGAAATATTGCTCTAAAAACCTTCCCTTCTCTTGTTGCGTCATCTTGCAATTTATTCATTAAATTTGTGCCGCCAGCTTGCTCTATTTTTTGACGAATATGCGCCAAGCTACCAGCACGCAAAGACTTCATTGCTGCCTCATCATCAATAATTTTTGCCAAAAATAAATCAACATCGTCAGATGATCTGTTTAATATATTCAAGCCGTATTGATAAGCGTCACGCGCGGTTCGAACATTTGCAGCATCTTTGCGAACACGCGCTAAAGTTTTAGACTCTTTATTTAGTAATGACTCAAGCTCATAGCGAACATCTTTATAAAGTCGGCTAACTGGCTTGCCAAATGTATCTCTTGATTTTTCTCTAAAATATCTACGGGCTGCTTCACCTTCTTCAAGTGTTGGTGCGCGAAGAAGTGTCCAATTACCATCTACCTTTCCTAGTAATTTTGTTCCCTTAGATGTTCCGGTGATAAATGTGTTTAGTTCGCTTGCAATTTCAGAATATTGATTTGCCGCGTTCTCTATTGTTCGCCCCAACCGAACATCTAAATTTTCTGATGATTTATAACCGGGAACTTCTTTATATGCTTTGTTTTCCGCCTTCGCAACTTCAGCTTCAAAATTTTGTTGAATTGCCTTGGGATTTTTACCAGCAAATTCTGGGTCACGGGCCAAATAGCTTTCAATTTCGGCCATAGCTTGAGATCGCGTCTGTTGAGGACGGCCTGTCTTAGGATCAAACACACTTCGCACCATTGTCTCGCCTTGACCACCTTTAGCCATCAAGCTGCGAACAGTCATGCGCAAAGTTTCATTTTCAGCCATAATTTCACCGTCAGCAACTTTCTGAGCGATACCGTCAACACTATCGCCCGTTCCTTCGGCTAATTTTTGAAGCTCGGCCTCAACGGCCTTACCGCCACGCCCTCCAAATAAAGTTTTTGCTGTATTTATTAAAGCATTCGCTGACATTGCGATTGGATATGTTGCCGCCTGAGCTAATGGTGAAAAAACTGCCCCTAACGCTGCGCCAGAAGCGGAACTTGTTAATCTGTCTTGAATACCGCCTTCGCCAGCACCAAACCCATATAAACCACCTTCTACCGCACCGACCTTTGCGGCCTGACCCCCGCTTTTAAGCGCCTGCACCATTCTAGTTCCAGTAGCGGGAGCCGCAGTCCCACCAGAAAAAAGGGTAGCAGCTATCGCTGGACCAGCAGCCCCAGAAAATTCAGAAAGTGCAGATCCAAGTGGATACTGCTCACGGTATTGAGATAATTTTTTCCGCTCCGCCTCTAATGCTTCGTAATATGGAGCAGACGCATCAGTTTCACCGCTTATCGCGGCACTCACGGCGGCACGAGGATTTGACACCGCTGCAATAGCTTCATCTGAAAGACCAAATGTTGCACCTTGCAGAGCCGCACGACCAACGCGCCTTGGCTTTACTGTGTCAAATATTTCTTGAACCGCATCACTTTTTTCAATTAAAGACATAGAATTCCATTTTTCCATATCTTGAATTGTAATCGGTGGGAGACCATCAATAAGTATTTTGTCACCTCGAACTGATATATCTGTTCTGCCAGCCATTATTCGACCTCTTGAGATTCGTCACCAAAATTAACAATCAAACCGCCACTTGTCGTGACAGTCTTCCCGCCACCTCCAGCATCAAAGCCACCCGCGTTTAGGATTAAATCTTTAATGCTGTCTATCATAGAATTTTCGCTCCACATCTCTCTATCAAGTTCTAGCATAGCCGTGTCAGCTTGACTTATACTTAAACCGCCTTGATCTTCTGGCATACTAACTCTTGAAGCAATTTCAGCTTTTCTTAATAAGAGATCGCTTTTGACTAAGTATAAGTCTAATAGCGCCGCGTTTGCTTGTGGTGAGTTTTTCAAACTACCAAGACTATTAAGCATCCCCGCATATTCAATATCAGAAGTTGAACCAGAACCTTCAACACGAAGTTGTGGAGCAAGTTGTGTTCTAAGAGAATCAATTGCTGCGCTAACGTCTGTCGCGTCCGGGAACAGTCCGAGGAAACGACCAGTGATTGGCCCGTTAGGAGAAACTTGATAAAGCTGTTTGAGAGCTTGTACTGTTATGCTATTAGATGCCGCTTGGCTAGCTCTCTTTCGTATGTCAACAAACTCTTCACCGAGAGCTTTATACCTTTGTTTATGAAATTCATCTTCTGCACTTGCAGGGCCGCCAATACTAATATTTTGGCCTGTTTTTGCCAAAGCCTCCGCTTCCTCTGGCGTTTTTCCTTTGCCGATCCAATATTCATAATTTTTTATTTGACTAGTCCGTGAGTCTTTTGGAACTCTCATAGATTCTTGAAAATACAATTTCATTCCGGTTTTAGCATCTAAAGCGCCAGACTGAATACCACTTAAAACTTTTGACGCAACTTGATCTCCAGCATTGGCCTTCTGAGACAAAACTTCTATTGTTCTATTTTTTATTTGCGTATTCTTTTGATTTTCTTGATTTAGCAATTCCTGCTCTTGCATTAACTTAACATCAGCCGCAGCTCGTTGCTGAAGTCCGTCTGTCCTTCCCGACCTGCCCAAAGATAAAAACGCTTCGCGGGTTCGCGGATCGCGCAGAAAGCCCATAAGACCGCCCGATCCTTGCTGCTGTTGCATTTTCTGCATCTGAATAGCACTAGGCTGGTTCATATCTCGGCCCGTAGGTTGTCCGTTCATTTCTGAAGCTCCTCCAAAGATTGCGGCTTCTAAAGATGGTTTTAATTGACCATTATTTGGTATTGGTTTCTGGCCAGCTTTGTTTGCTTTACCAAAAACGTGCGCCCCGATGGCTTGCCAATCACCACCGGCAGATGCGCCCCAGATAGGATCAGCATATTCCGGATTATAATAATGAGTCGCACCACCTGTTGGGTCTTCATAATTACCAGAAAGCAAAAGATCAGCAACTTCATACGCTTTGTCACTTGGCGTAAAACTCATATCTTGACCTTGTTCGCCCTTAAGATAGTCAGTTTCTCTATTCCACGCAGAGAAATGACCCGGCTGCAAAATGACTTTGCCAAGATCACTGCCGCCGCCAAGACGGTTCATAATTACCGAACCAACAGCCACCATGCCATTATAGCCTTGGTTTCCAGCCTCGGCTTGCAGTGTCTTTGCTAGTAAGTCTCTTTGCGTTAGTTCCATTTATTTAAATAAACCCCGGTATGCGTGGAAGGCTTCCAATAGTACCTAAAGCCTCAAACAAGCCGGGTTGTCCCGATTGCTTCATTGTTGCACTTGGGAGCCCGGAAAGTATCCCAGAACCAGTTTGCAGAGCCTGACCGGGATAGCCTAAGTTAGCCAATGTTTGCTGACGCCCAGCATCTAGCATTGCTTGTTGTGCAGCTTGCGCTCTAGCCGCTGCCGCTTGTTGCTGATCTAAAGCGCGCATACCCTGACCGAACATATTTGATCCAAGACCGCGCAAACCAGTAGCCCCGCTTGATTGTATGTTAGCCGCTTGGAATTGGCCCTGATAATTTGCTCGGTTTGCCGCTTGCTCGAATTGAGCCTGCTGTAACGCAAACTGATTAGCCGCTTGCATATTGCCAGAACGCGCCGCTTGTTCACGCGCCGCTGCGGCCTCTTGTGCTTGTTGTGCATATTGGTTTGCTTGAAACTCTTGACCAGATGCAAGTGTTCGCGCCTGTTGCACGTTGCCAATGTCAAACTGACCAGATTGCAGTGCTTGAGTAAATGCTTGTTGCCGTTGTTGCGCAGAAAGTTGACCAGCTTGACGCAAAGCCTCACCAGCAAGCACACCCTCTTGCACCGCTTGACGGGAACCACCAAAAGCACCCGCAGATTGCGCCTGTGCGCCCAATTGGTTTGATGCAAGTTGACGTTGCCGCTCGATGTCAGCCTGACCCGCTTCAATCACATTTTGCGTATAAGGGTTCATGTATGGATCGAAGTTTGTGCTGGCTAACTGATTGACATTAATCTGGCCGGGAGCTTGTGCGGATTGCACAGCACCGACACCCTGCATTGTTTGCGCGGGACCAAGTTGTGCAGCTTGCATATTCGTTGGGGTGAAATTTCCTAAGCGTCCGTAAACGTCACCCGCTTGGGTTTGATACTGTTGGGCTTGCCCAAATACGTTTGAACCGATCATTGGAACAACCTTTCATCACAATTTGTAGTCAGTAATACCGAGCGCATTGCCGATCCCTCCAAAAAAGTCGCCAACAGCGCCAAAATTGCCCACGCCGTCAGCACCGCCACCAGAAAATACAGGTGCATCAGAGCCAACCACACCATAACTATCAGTGTAATTAGATGGCCCACCAGAATAATCAGCAGTAGGGAATAGTCTATTGTGCTCACTTATAGCGTAAGCCGTGGAGTCGGAGGCGCTATTATTATATTGATTTCCACCACCGACGCCGCCACCGGGCATAGTTACAGGCGCGTTTGGATCAACATATCCATAAGAACGAGTGCCGGGTTCGCTAGTAACAGGGTCTCGGTAAAAAGATCGAAAGAATTCGTATTGCCCCGGATACTGTTCCCCGTAAGCAGTTTCTATTTGCTCTTGGAATGGCTGGCTACTGTAAGCCTCAACACCGCCGACATTTACTGTGGGCATTGATGGAGGTGCAACCGTCCCTAAACCAAGAGAAGTTAAGAGATCGTTTGTGCCGCTATACATTGCGGCGGGTGCAACAGCCTGATATTGAGGAATATTTACTGGCCCAGCACTAGATTGCTGCATAGCTTGTTCGAGCAAAAAGTTTCTTGCCGCTTCTATTCGCGGATCAAGTTGGCCTGTTTGCTCAGGTTTGCCAAATAAGAAATCCATGATGCCCATTTTATAACTCCGAACGGTTTAAACATTTATACCATATTTCTCGCACTTTGACACCCCTAGCCGTGCAACCTCGTAATTGCTATAGTTGAGGCTGGCGCGGCAGGCGCAAACGCAGTTGCGGTTGTTGCGTCAAGAAACCCACTGGTGCTGTCTACTGCCCACATAGCCTCAAGATAGTCTCCAGCGTTAATCTCAAATATTGCAGAGCGCGAAACAACTAAAACAGACCCGTTTTGGTGCAGTGCATTTTTCATTGTTGACCCAGTAACATCAGAGCCATTGACCCGTGGCCAGAACCAGAAGTTTACAGTTGAGCTTGATGTCGATGCAATTTGCGCAGAAAAGCTAATCATATACTGACCAGCCTCATCGAACACAATGCGAGAGGCTGGAGTGCCGTTAGCAATACCATCAGCGGTGCTGGAAGTGTAAGTCAAAGCGTAAGCTGTGTTGATGGCTACAGCAGTTTGGTCAGCTGTCACTGCCCCAGAGTATTTGCCGTCTTCTAAAACAACTTGCACCCACTCACCGTTCTTTGAGACCACCGGGTATCCATATTCTCGGTCCCAGAGCAGAACACCATCCTCGGCCGCGCTTTCATATTCGCGCCGGTGGGTGAGGAAAGATCGCGTACTGGTCAGCCATGAACTAAACTTCTCAGCCCACACCTTAAAATCAGGACCGACAGGAGGTGCTCCGTAAAAACTCATCTACCGCTGCCCTGTTTAGCATCGAGGCGCATAATCCCGACACGCCAATCAGCGGCCTCGGCCCCATCAACCCGCATCCTGATTTGCCTTCCCTGAAAGCGAACTGAAGTTGGGTTTGCTGCATTAAACGGCCCAAACTGGCTTTCAGACGCATTTGGATATGCTCTTGATTTGAAGGTCATACTGACTTGGCCTTGCGTTTTCTCGTCTGGAATTACGCTTGTAACAGACATATGCCGCTCACCAGTGCCGATTGCGATTGGCCCGGTTTCTGCAAATGGAGTTTCCCCATCATAGTCAAAACCAACCTCATGCTCATACACCACGCCATCTGACTTGACTAAGAACGGCAAACGGAACACGCCGCGATCTACGCCTGCGGTGCGGTCGATACTGCCTGTTGTCCAGATGTTTTCGACATAATCATATGCAACATACTTGTCGCATTCTGACGCATCTTGCGACTGATAGACCCACCAGATTTCATTCCATTGCGAGTTGACCATCGCCTGCACTTTAGACGCCTGATCGTAATTTATGTTGCTAAACACCAGATCAGCAACCTCGCACGGTATTTCTTGGACCTGACCTCCAGAATAAATATAGAAGTTTCGTCGGCCCATCCAGATTACGCCAGCGTCAACAGAAGCATATGCCCCCGCTGCAATCATACCGCATGCCGTGCCAACCCTTTGAAATCCAAAAACAAAAGGCGGGCCTGAATATGTCATAGAATGAGCGTCTTGGTCGGTTAGGATCAAAGACTGACCCCGAGTTTTTACCGCTGCTAGAATTGTGCCGCTAGTCTGAAGCTCGATGTCGCCAGCCTCGTTTGTAGCCGCCGCAGTCCATGTATTGTAATCCTCGCGGTCTGACCATGCCACGCGCTTACTTGACGCCTGAGAGACGCTGTAATCAGCCCCTAAAGCCACCAAGAACCGCTCTTCGGTGACAAATGCTGCCGTGCATCCCGTTGGTGCTCCTGTCACCGGAGCGGCGGGTGTTCCCGTTGCCAAGTCCCATGAGTAAATAACGCCATCGTCGCTAGAGCAAGCAATTAGCTCCTCACCCCAATTGTCCAAGCTCCAAGTCGTAGCACGCAAAATACTTCCGAGATCAGGACGAGCAACGCCCCAACCGAACAGACCCCAGCCCCCAGCTCCCCAACCAGTGTTAATGGTAGCGTTTACACGACCGCTTGTTAGAGCTGTCGGGGTTACGTCTGCCGTGACAGAGCTTTCCAGCATTGCCGTTAGAGTGTCGTGCGACCCGAAGGCTGCGTAACGCTCACCGTCATTGTCAATCCATGTATGAACACCCCGAACAATACCGCCTGCCGTGACAGAAGTGTTATCCGACTGCGCACGGGGTCTCCAGCCACCGACCGGGCGTAAAGCGTCCTCATGCCAACGGACAAGGTTTACGTCGCGCCAGCGGCCTAGAGACTGATACTCAGTTCCGTTTGCGTACTGGCCCTTTGGAATGTTCAGCGGGACTAGAGGCATTTGCGCTATCCTTACGGTTTAGTAGGCCAATCAGCCTCATCCAAGTGCGGCCAGTTAGCGTGGCTGGTAATGTCACGAAGTGCTTGACGGTATGCTGTTTGTTCAGCAGTCATGGTTAAGTCAGATGATGCCCACCAGTCAGTTTCAGCAATCAAACGATCACGCTGTGAGCGGTTACTCTCCGCTGCATTATCATCTAGCTGTTGCTGGTATGCTGCTTCGTGTTCAGCTTTAGTGGTTGTTAAACCATCCTCGTCAGTTGTGTCACTGAACATGTCAGCAACTTCCCATGCCTCAACCCAGTTGTTTAGCGCATCCTGTACGACACCATTACGGCGTACTGATTGGTATGCACCAATGCCATCTGTAGGTTTAGGCGCACGCAGAACAGGGTCTACATTGAGCGCATCAAATACATTACTAGTCCACACTTTAGGCATGGACATGTTAGGGTTTTCTTTGCGTAACTGGCCTTGAGATTTTAACTCACCAGTTGTGCGATCACGATATTCAGTCATTAGTTGATACTCCTTGTATGACCTTGATTATATTGCGTATGCGACTATGCGACTGCGTAGAAGATGTATTCAGCACTTGAAGCATTGATTGTCGTGCCGTTTACGATGAAGCCACTGTTGTCGGGGTCAACCCAATCCGTGCTAGTTACTTCTGCATCGGTTGTGTTTAACTCAAGGTATGGATCATTACCAGCAACAATACCACGGACCGAGTCCCAGACATACCAATCACCTGTGCTGTCTGTACGCTTAACAAGGATGAACCTAGCGCCTGACGTAAAGCCACAGTTGATAGTCTGACTTGAGCCGTTACCCGTGTAGCCCCCCACCTTGGATATGCCGGGGAGGGTTGCGAATAGATACATGATGTATTCAGCAGAAGCGTCTAAAACGCCACCATTTACAACAAAAGATGTAGCCCCAACACTACTTAAAGTGCTATTAGAAAAACCCTGTAAAGTAGATTCAAGGTAAACTGTTCGCTCTGTTGAGCCATCATTGTGGTAACATCTCCACGAACTAGTGCCATCTCTGCGCTTGATCCAAACAAATTCAGGAGCAACTCCCAAGTTATGGTTGACTGTGTGTGAGGCACTAGATGACGTTCCTGTGTATGCCAAAACGTCAAAATAGCCGGGGGCACGTTTCCACATCCAACTATAAAAGTTAGGCTCGTTAGCAGTATTATCTCCCCAGCCATCCATGTAGTCAAACATAGCATAGCTCACGCCCACGTTTGGACCGATTGTATCAGCATACAAGCCATACCCCTGCATAAGTCTTGCTGTATTAACAGAGTTAGTACCCGTTATACCTTTAAGAATAGACATATCCACAGGAAAACCTGAGCTAAACATTGGGTTGCCAGCTGAGGCACCTCCCCAAGTATCAATATCAAACACCTCAGTCGCACTCTCAGGTGGGAACAGAGAGCCACGGCGGATTGCCATGTAGATCAGCGTTTTATTGGCAAAACCACTTACATGCTCAAACCCTGTCGGCGTTATGTATATGTTGTCTTGTGCAACCTCTGCAGAACTACTGTCAGCAGATAATGAGAAAGAACCATAAGGATATGAAGGAGCTTTACCCTCTAAGCCACGCATACTGTCAACTATCTTCCAGTTGCTAGTATCGTTTACAGTTTTAAACAAAACCCACTGTGGCTCAAATCCCAGATCAATACTCGCATCAGCAGAAGAATTAGTAGTATAAGAACCACACTTGATAATATCTTGGTCACCATCAGGGCCGAACTCACCGTCACCATCGTTGTGGGCGAATAGATACATAACATATTGAGAACCCTGTCCGTTTCCAACGTCATTAAAGTTTACGTCTACTGTTGTGGACGTAACATTTTGAACTGCATTATTGCTAGAGCTACCTTGCGTCGAATTAAAAAAATTGTTTGTAACGGTAGTACCATCGTAATGCCAAGCAAACCAATTCCCGCCACTATCTGTTCTTTTGATTAGGATAAACGCAGGGTTTACACCTAGTGAATGGCTTTTGGTTTCTAATCCATAGGTACTATTAACCTGGCTTATTGTTTGTATATCAAAGAACTTAGGGGCTTTGCGGAATGTCCAAGAAACATAATTGTAAGCACCCGCATTTACACCCGTATCTGCCCCGCCTATAGTAAAACCAGAAGATGTAAAGCCATTAATACTGTCTGTGTCATTCTGAACACCATTAGTGCTTCCCCAACGTAAAATCTTACCGCCAGTTCCTAGATCAGGGCTTGCGGTTTCAGCAAATTCTCCACTATCTCTGACTTTAGAAACGACCCAACCACCTTCACCTGCAAGGTCAATGCCATTAGTTATTGTTCGACTAGAATTATTCCCAGCATACACGTAAGTGCTGAACACCTCATCAACATCAAGGCCACCGCCTCCAGCAGCGGAAGCCGCAGCTAATTTTTTCCATCCTGACATTACGCAGAACTCCCAATCCAAACACCGTAAAGCGTAGTGCTAATTTTAAATAAAACCACTGTATCTGCCGCTGTCAAAGTAGGTGCGATATTTCCAGTTCCCGTAATCCAAGTGATTGTAGGCCAAGTGATTGTATAGGAAGACGCACTTGTAAGGTGCAGGGACATACTTTCGCCCGATGACAAGCTGTCAGTGAATGTTGTGTTGGCACCGATTGTTTTGGTCTGCACCGTACCATTACTCGGATCAAGTGCGGTCCCTGTTAATGAATATACGGTTTCAACGATTGCATTGGAAAACTTTACATCGCCATTTGCATCCGCAGTGACAGCCTTGCTGGCTTGTGATGTGCCAAGCGTTGTAATGTCGTTGTAATTTAACTCGGCGGAAGTGGCCGTAATCCCCAGAGTTGTCAGAGTTGTCGCGTCGATGATTGCTTTGACATTTGCCGCCGCCCCAGTGCCATCGCAGTATATTATCCCAGACGTTCCGTTTGGAACAGATAAGCTGGCACCAGTACCCTGAGTAAATGTAGCATCAAATCCGCTGTCATTGCTTACCAAGTAAAACTTCGAGGCGTCATTAGGCGTCACTGTAATTGTGCAAGCCTCTGTCGCACCAGATAGCACCAGAACCTTATACATCCCGTCGCTTAGAGCGTCACCAGTTGACCCGTTTGCAGTATTAAGAGTATGCGCCGCCGCAGAAGATGATAAGTCAATCGTGCCAACACCAGATGCAGCGCGATCTAGGATGTCAAAGTTTCGGTTTGTGATCTGACCCCAAGTGTCAGTCTTCTCTCCGTCAGCGATTTTTTCAACCGCGTTATTCAGTGTCCAAGTGCTTGCCATCTAAATTTCCTCTGGTTATCGGCATCATACCGATTTTATGCCGCCGCGTCTATGGATTGAACGCCGTACCATGTTGACCCACCGTTTATTGTCCAAAAAACGTAAATGTCAGTTTCGCCACTGGCAGGTGCATCAGGTGCAGTGCCACCGGCCCAGTCTACAGAGGAAGGCCATGTGACTGTTGAGCCGTTGCCGACTAGCTTAAGGATGAAGCCCATTGACCAGCCGTTATCTGCGCCACTGAATGTAAAGGTAGTGTTGCCTGACATTGTAAGGCTGAATGCGCCAGCATTGTCTACGTTACACGTTGGAGATGTGCCTGAGATTGCATCATAGTCTTCTGCATTGGAGCCATCAGTGTAGAGATTGCCGTTTATAGAAACGCCGGTGCTCAGTGTGTCTAGCTTGGAGGCACCGTTGTAGTATAGATTAACTGCGCCATTGAGTGTGCAGTTCACCATCCATTCATTATTTACGTCATCGTATATCCCTGCGGCAGTACCGTTATTGTGCATAAAGACAACACGACCACCGATGCTGTAGCCTTCATAACCACCATGCGCTCCACCATCAATCTGAATAGAGCCGTAACTGCCAGAGACAGGCTGGAAGTAGCCGTTGCCTGTGTCGCCTAGACGTACACCTGTGGTGTTGACTGTTATTTCAGATGAACCACCTGTTTGCAGGTAAATTGTGTTTGTGTCAAACAATATACGAGTATCTGTATCGCCACTGTGATAAATGGCGCTGTCAATGTACGCATTAGGAGCTTGTAAGTACCCCGGTGAATACACCCAAGCAGTTCCAGTAACTTGGTTATGAGTAACATTAGAAGAAGTGTTAGTCGCTTGGTTTGACGTGTAAGTTGTATAACCCGCACCATTAGTTAGCTGGTTGTTATTTGTAATGTAGTTGGCATTGGTTGCACCAGTGTAGCCCAAGTCTGCTAGAGTAAGGGTGTGAGAGCCAAGGGCCGTAACGTGGCCGTAAGTGTCTAGCGTCACGTCTTGGATAACCGTAGCACCGCTGTTGTTTACGCTGCCCTGACTAGAGGTATCGGCGTGATTGATAGTGGGCGAGGCGCTCTCGCTCCCCGATCCTGTAACAGTAATCGCCGCGCCCGCTGTAATGCCTGCAACATAATTACCTGTAGTGTCCGTACCAAGTGCTACAGAGTTAGCAGTAATCGTTGCAGTAAGCGTAGCGTCACCAAGGTTGGTCAACGTAGCAGAACCGCTCAAGTCTCCACCCAAAGTGATCGTTGGATCAGATGTAGCAGTGGTACTGATGCTGATATTACCAGAGCCGTCAAAGTCAGCGTTGCCTGTGACAGCACCAGTGACAGCAATGTTCCGCGCGGTCGCTAATGTGCTTGCAGTGCTTGCCGCAATTCCCAGCGCATCAATGTCAGCTTTCGTTTGATCTGCGGTTGCGCCCGCCTCAATGCCATCCAGCTTAGTGCCATCAGCAGCAACGTCACGGCCATCAACGGTCCCGGTAACAGTTACGCTTCCAAATGTTGGGCTGTCGCTTGGTTGGACCGCGCTATCAGCCAGTGCGCCTTGAGCGGCAGTCGCGTAGTCGGTTGCTGCCGTTGTGGCGGCAGTGCCAAGTCCAAGATTGGTTCGCGCCACAGGGACATTAACTAAATCGCTAAGATTGTTGGATGTTAGCAGTGCTCCAGAGAGAGACGCATAAGCCGCGACCCATGCGCTGCCCGTGTAAACCTTCATCACATCGTCGGTCGTATTGAAATAGAGCATCCCAGCCTGCAACGGATCGCCATCATTGTCAGTCGTGGGATCGGATGCAAAGTCACCTAGATACTGGTCTTGAAAATTATCCAAAGCTGAAAGCGCGGCGTCTTTTGCAGCCTCAGAGGCAGTGGCCGACGAAGCACTAGCCGTGGCAGATGCTGCGGCCTCTCCAGCCTTTGTGGTCGCAATACCAGCCTGTGTGGTGGCCGTTGCGGCGCTAGTTGATGCCGATGTGCTAAAACCAGAAGCACTTGTCTCAGCGGCCTCTGCGGCGACCTGTGCGGTCTCAGCGTTTGTTTCTGCGGTTTCGGCATTGGTCTCGGCGGTTTCAGCTGCGGCTTGTGCAGCTACGGCGGCAACGCGAGATGCTTCACTTGCGGTGGCGCTTGTACCAGAGTTGGTGGCCTGAGTTGTTGCAATGGCGGCTTGCGCGGTTGCGGTGGCTGCGTCAGCGGCAACACCAGCTTCTGCGGCTTCCGCTGCGGCCTGAGCGGTCTCTGCGGCTGTTTCTGCGGTCTCAGCGGCGGCTTGCGCGGCAACAGAGGCAACTCGTGACGTTTCACTAGCAGTTGCGCTTGTCGATGAATTTGACGCCTGAGTGGTTGCCGTTGCGGCAGATGCTGCGGCGCTTGTCTCAGATGCAGCGGCGGCATTCTTGCTTGCCAATGCTTCGGAGGCGCTAGCAGATGAACCAGACGCGCTCGATGCAGAAGCGGCGGCAGAATTAGCTGACGCAGTTTCAGATGCTGCGGCGGCATCTTTTGACGCTTCCGCCTGCTCCGCGTAATCCTCAATATTGTCAGTGCCTGTTTCGCTAGTCATGCCAGCGGTTTGTGACCATGTTGTAGTAACCATTACCTTGGCGCTCCTATAACAAATGGGCCAGAAACCCTTGATTGCTCGTTATCTTTATTAAGGGCAGAAACAGCAGATTGATACAATGACGCCCAAACTTCCAGACGATTATCATCAAGCAAGTACGGGGCTGCATGGATTAACGCACCATAGAGATAAACATCAGGATATTCAGTCAATATCCAATTATATGGATCAGCGTCAGTTAGTGCGGGAACCCGCGCATAATACTGCATAGACGCTTCATATCCAGTATTAGGAATAGGATACAGTTCTATCTGATCTGCCGTTAACCTAAAAAACTGCGGTTTATTGGGAACCCGACTTAATTGCTTTCTGTCCTGCAACTCAGACGCAGATATTGATTGCAGCTTACCACCTTCGGTTAACTGAATTTGTATCATTGCCAACCAATCAATAGGCAGGTTTTCATATTGCTCGTTAACGGTAGTAGTTACACGTTTTTCCTGCCGCCAGTGGCGAACATCACGCGCAATTTGCGCTTCTGCCAAAGAAATAAAATCAGGGATTACAGGGATTAAAGAAGTGTCGCCCTCGCGGTTCAACCAAGTTTCTATAGACGATTTTAACTCTGAATAAGTTGTGATTGCCATTTAACAGTCCCATGCCTTACGCGACCAATAGTTAGCCGACAATTTGCTATTCTTACCCTTTATACCACCAGAACGCGCACAATACGATGCTTTTCGACTTGGGGTGCTTTTTTTGATGGTCATATTGGGATCGCCAAAGTTAACTTTTTTAACTTGGTTGCCTTCAACCGCCAAGACTTCGAACTTCTTAGGCCCACCCCGGCGAGGTTTATTTACCGCCGTGAAACCGTGCCGCTTTTTTGCCGCTGCTATTTTTTCAGCTTTTGTACGCATCAAATTTGGCCTCCTTCGGGTTGATTTGTGCGTTGCATATTAGCGGCAGACAGAGCGGCAGACGTAGTAAGAGCACCAATCATCCAAGCTGGTGCATTTGATTTTCTCGCGGCCTCTATGACGGCAGAATTTACCTTACCACTTGCGACAACATCATTCGCGTACTGAATGGCCTTTTCACGACCAAATCTACGCTCCATTTCTAGAAATGTATCAATTGTTTCTACAGCCAAATTGTCAATAAGTTGCTTTGACCTTTTAGGCGAACCTTCATATATTTTATAATCAGGTGAAGTCATTAAAAGTTTTCCGCCCGTCCCTTTTGCCCTCTGACTTTCAGCTAAATCTCTATAAAATAAATTCGCGGGTATGCCCATTGAACCTTGGCCTAATAAAGTTTGAGAATTTCCAATTTTATCCACTCCCGCTTCATATGTGGTAGATTGTTGCGGGGTTGTTTTTATTAATCCCTTTTCCAAATCTGGAGTGAATATACGATATCCAACAGTACCCCAATCCATTCCAATTTGATCCGCGTCTGCGGCAGCTAGTCTCGCATCAGCAACTTTTGGAACACCCATTTTATGCAATCCAGCCTTATCCATACCCTTGATAAAGGCTGCTCTTTGAGTACCCGTAGGCAAACTTTGCAAGTATTTACCTACTGAAAGCGGGTCTTTTACAGATGAAAAATCCTCAAATGGGTAAACAGTTATTGATTTGGTTTTTGCCGAACCATCGGGCTTTTTAATTACATTTCCAGATTCATCATAAACTTTAACAATTTTTGACATTCCAATTTTGCGAATGCTTTCGTCAATTTTATTTACATCAGAAGGATCAATCGAAGCATTTTGAAACATTCTTCCATATATATCGTTAACGTGCTGCGAAAAATCTCCAGACCTTTCAGCCATTAAGAATGAATTATAGAAAGGATCGTTACCCTTTCGGGCCTCTAAAATTGCCTCATTTAATTTAGAAGAAGTTGCGCTTTGTGCGCCTGCATAGCCTTGTCCCGGCACATCAATATATTGAAACCCAGCCATACTATCAACAGGTTCCTTGAAAAGTGCGCCCCCTTGACCTGTAACTGTGTGGCGACCAGTATTGTCACCAACAATCGCCATGCTAGTACGCCCCAAATAATCCTCTATGCTTGTTGGGATTGGCGGCACTACCTCACTCGACAAATACCCTTCGCTAATATGTTCACGCAATATATTAGGTTGTTGAGCTTTTACGGTTGTAAACATCCCGGCTGGGGCAACATCATCAACTCCAAGAGCTACTTTTGCGCTTGGAATGTTAGCGAGTTTTTCGGAAATATCTGCACCAGAACGCGAATATGGAACTCTGGAGTCTAACACTGGGCCGCCGCCAGCGCCACGACCCAAGTCGAAGGGTGCATCTACTTTTGGCTTTAATCGCACATTACCGAGCATAGAACCCATAGAATTAGGATCAACCTCGACGCGCTTGGCCGTATCAAGCATTCTCCTTGCGCCAGCCTTTATACCCTTTGCCGCAGCATCACCAATGCCGGGAATAAGTCCTATAACTGTGGCACCACCCATTGCGCCGATAAGCGGCCAATTTGGATTATCAGATGTCGCCATATCCCATAGCTCTTTTGCAGCGATTGCATCACCAAGAATAGGAGTCATTTCAGCGACAAACTTAGCAGCATCTCGCACCGTAACTTCGGGGAGATTGACTGCAAGCCTCTTGCCCTCTGCCTCCCAGCCAGAAGCATTTGCAGGGTCTAGCATATTCATTAGATTTGCTTCGGAATATTTATCACGAAGCGCAGAAATCAAATCAGCCAAAATTTATGCCTTTGCTAAACACTTGCCAGCCATTGCGCATTTGCTTGGTGTAGGGCAACCCTTGCATGGTTTGAAGGATGCTGCGGAAGAATACTTACCAGTTTTCATTTCTTTTTGCCGCCCTTTTTCTTACCCATACCTTTTTTGCCATAACCCATCATGCTTTCCTTTTTACTGGTTTTTTCTTGGATTTCTTTGCATCTGCTCTGATAACTTTTAAATTTGACCAAGCATTGGGATACGCAGAACCCTCGCGCTCGGACATAGCCTTAGCTCTCGCAATTTGTGCTTTAGTCATTTTCGCCATGATGCACCTGTGTTTTTCAATCACACAGTATCACATTATGCTATTCCACGCAATCCGCGCTTGATTGGTGCGCCCCAATCGGCCTCTGGCTTATAACCAACAGCCAAATATCTGAACGCATCCGCACCATGAGAAGTCCAATCGTGCAAGGGTCTGCCGCGCCAAGACTTCATCCGCTCATCAAACTCACGCCGATATTGCAACATCGCTTCAACGCCACGCTCACACTTGCTTTCATCAAACCAACAACGGTTCAGCATGGAACGCGCGGCCTGAATGCCATCTTCTATTCCCAGCCGGGGAGCTATTTCTATGTCTTTAATGCCCAGCGCGTCCAGCGTTTCCAATCTGCTCTTGCCGGTGCCAAGCTCCTTAACTCTGACATCGTGCGGCAAAATATGCTGCTCGTAATGATAGCCACGCTCACTTAGAGCCTTTGCGTAATGGTCTAAACCTACACCGCTGCTCTCATAGTAATCTATTAAGCGGATTTCTTTGCCGACATATTGCGCAAACCAGATAGCCGTGCTGTCGCCAATACCCAAGTCCCATGCGGTAACCACACCCACGCTAGGATCGTATGGCACGTTTGAAATGCGCTTTTCTTCTTTGGCCTTTTTCATTTCTGTGGCATAATATGCGCCTTGGATCGCAGCCTCGAAAGAGCAAAGAAACTCTTGAGCATAACGATCTTCTCCCATTGTGCGCTCTGCTTCCGCTAGTTCCTCATCATCTAAGACGCCCGTTTCATCAGCTTTGTACATCGCACAGAACCAATCTGGATCGCTTTGCGCGTGGTGGTAAATGTCCCAGAAGTCGTTTTTGCCCTTGGGCGTTCCAATAAACGTGGCGCGGCCCTTACGGTCGGCAAGGCTAGGGCGAATAACAACAGGCCAAGCATTAGCCGGGAAGTCAGCGGGTTCATCAAGCACAACGCTGTCAAAATACAACCCACGCATGGCATCATAGTTATCAGCGCCGAATAAACGGATGCGGGAGCCATTCGGGAAATCCACACGCAATTCGCTTGCATTGGCAACAGCGCCCTCAATGTCTCTGGTGTATTCTAGCAAGTAATCCCAAGCGATAGCCTTCGCCTGTCGGTAATACGGCGCAATGTATGCAACCCTCACCTTTTCACGCGGTATCGTTAAGGCATCTCGTATAAGGTCGTTGATAGCCGCAACTGTCTTGCCAAAGCGCCTGTGAGCTACGATTACCGCCCAGCGTTGCTTTCGCGCATGATATGGCCTTACATGATGTCTTGGCCGGTAGTTAATCGTCTTGGTCGGCATCACTTAACCATTTATAGGTGATAACATGCTCACCATCGACCCCAGAGCCATTAACTTGCAGAGGTAGAACCTTCCCCATCAAGTTCATAAACCCACTTGGATTTTCTACCGCTTGCAATTCAAGATATGAAACTATCCCATCGCCCCCAATTGAGTTGCCAGCTTTCTCAGCCGCCATCAAAATTGCATCTTTTAGGAGCTTTGTGTTCTTGTTTGGAACGCCTTTTTTTCTGCCTTTGCCTCGATTACCAGCAGCTTTTGGCTCCATAGATTCCCCTACTTTACGGGAATTATCATCTTTATCCATTTGTTACGTCCTTCTCAGGGTGCGTAGAAATTTAAAAACTGACAGAGAAACAAGGAATTGGGAAACTTGCTTCTCTGCCAGATAGGGGAGTTAGCTCTGGGAGGAAACTAACCGAGCAGACTGTCTGTGAGAACAGTATCTGCATTTAAGCATAAAATTGCTCATTCGTCAAACTCGCCACTTTCTTTCCCCCAAATAGATTTTTGAAACCTTATCGTTTTTTTGTACCTATTTATATCAGCTTCACAAATCATACCCGTAGCCAGCATGGATTTCGCCCGTTTACCACTTAACCATGTTTCACACACTGGATGACCGCCTTGAATGCGCTTTGCATTAATTGTTACTGGGTCAAGCAACCACTCACCTTCCCCACTAAGATCGGCAAAGAGAGGCTTTTCTTTTCGTATTTGCCGCGCTGCCTTAGAAAGCTCTTTAGCTGTCGGCCATGTGCGGGTTTCTAAGTTACCCAGAACAGCCTCTTCAAACTCTTCAAACCAATCCGTCAAACCTCGGCTTGGCGCATGTCTGCTTATGCACTTAGAAAGAAATGAGGCTTCATCTTTGATCGCTTTTGCTTGCCCGATTATCGCCCTTGGTGGATTTAATCGGCTTAGAAGTTTAAGTGTTAATTCTTGTAGCTGTTCTTCACGCATTTGGTTTCACCATTTCTGCAAAAATCTTATGCACTAAGTTTTGTTGATTTTGTTCGCTGTCTGCTTGAGCGAATACTTCATCATCCCATCGTTCTTGATTTAACCATGTAGCGGGATGCGGGATAAACTTTTTGTCTTTGCCCTCTACACTGGCCGCATACAAAGCAGCCTTTGAAATAATAACATCAGGGTTGGTCTTTGCAACTGCAAGTTCCCAAGCCTTTCTCGCTAAACCCTTCGCCGTCTTTCTTGGGAAGCATTTATAAAAATCGTCAAACTTTTCGACCAATATATTATCTTCTATTCCAAGGTTCTTTCTTCCAAGGTTATTCATGCGCAGATTTTGCGTATCCCCATGCGCAGTTTTTGCGCTACCCATACGCAGATTTTGCGCATCGGTCTGGAACTCTTGGGAACTCTTGAGAAACAACTGGTAACTATTGGAAGTCTTACCACCTTCAGCACGAAACCTTTGTGTCACCTGTATAAGACCAAGCCCTGCCAGATCGGCTATATGCTTCTCCACAGATCGCCGGGACATTCTGCACACCTTAGCCAGCCTGTTGATACTCGGAAAGCACAAGCCAGTTTCACCGTTATGGTGGTTAGCAATCCAATACAGAACAATCTTTGGGGCAGGGGCTAAGTCCTGTTCCATAGCAAGTGCTGTCATTTGGTGAGACATTAGACTTCCCTTTCAAAGTATTCCGAAACCCTTCTGACAGTATCATACTGCATATTTTCAGCCCCGGTCAGAAATTTATATATCGTCGGGCGCGTTAAACCTGTCTCTCTGGCAATCTTGCTCATGTTTACGTCAGTCAGCTTTTCACGAATTTCGTCTGGCGTTAGCATTTAAGTCTCCATCAATTATTTGCAATTTATGCTTTACACCCGCAAATATCTATTGTAAACCCCAAGATGCAGACAATGGGAGAAATAACAATGACCGTAAACGATAAAGAGTTGTTAATTAGCAAGATGTACACATTGCTAACCGAACACTGGATGGACGTTTCCAAAAAATTTGAACAGAAAGAAATCAGCTTTGAAGAGTATAACAAGCTAAACTTTCCTGTCGGTGCAATCGAAAAAATAAGCAAAACAATTAGAGACTTTGGGGGAGACCAATAATGACCGAGACCAAAAAATTCCACGATGCTATGGAGCTTGTCAGTGAGTTAAACAAATCTCACGGCGTTATGCAAAAGGGCGGCAAGTCATACACAGAGGTTTCCACACGAATGGAAGCCTTCCGCATTACGTTTGGAGGCAATTACGGGATCGAAACAGAGCTTGTATATAACGACCAACAAACGGTCGTTGTCCGAGCCATCATTAAAGACAAAGACGGTTTTATTGTTGGATCGGGCCTTGCGGAAGAAATACGCGGATCATCCTACATAACCAAAACATCAGCCTTGGAAGTTTGCGAAACATCTGCAATTGGACGCGCATTGGCTTCGCTGGGCTTACATGGCGGCACATATGCGTCTGCTAATGAAATGGTGGGTGTTGAACGCAAGAACGAAACAATAGCACCAAAGCACACGCCAATGAGCATAGCCCCAGATGATCGGGTGCAGGCGGTTGTTGATTTCTACAGTAACGGTTGCAGCGCGGCTAATTTCCAAAAGTTTGAACCAAAATACGTCAAAACTATAAACCAAGTCGGTCTTTCAGAGGAAGACTTTAACCGCATGGTTGAAGCACATGATGATCGCAAAAAGGAGCTAGAATTATGAAAGTCATTACAATCGCAGGGACTGCAACCAAAGATGGTGAGGTTAAAGAGGGGGGAATGGACAAAGCTGGGCTCGGTTCGTTCTCGTTAGCTGTGGACGATGGTTATGGTGCAAACAAATCAACCATGTATTTTGATTGCACGTTTTGGGGCAAGCGCGGCATAGCCGTTGTTCCGTATGTGCGCAAAGGTTCCAAAGTTACTGTAAGCGGAGAGCTAACACGGCGCGAATATAACGGCAAAACATATCTGGGCGTAACGGTTAACGATTTGACGCTTCAAAGTTCTAAGAGCGCCTCTAGTGACCCTGTTAACCATGTGAACCCTGTTAACTCACCTAATGGCACATCTTCCGACATGGACGATGAAATCCCATTCTAATGAAAGTGCCTAAAATTCAAGTTGAGTTGAGGGATGGGCAGTTACTGCCTGTTTCTCAACATGACTCCGAGCGTTTAAACGAGTGCAAATCGGGACAGCTTTTTAACCTGTCAGTGACCGGGACAAGATCAAACCCGCACCACAACCTGTATTGGTCAACTTTAAAAACCGCGTGTGAAAGCACTGGTATGTGGCCGACAGCCCAGCACTTACACCATGAACTGAAATTGGTTTGCGGCTATTACAAGACCACCATATCGCCGCTCACGTCCAGCATCGTGCGCCATGTGGACAGCACAGAGTTTAGCGCCATGACACAGGCAGAGTTTATGACATATTTTGAACTCGCCATGAGTAAATTAGCAGAGGCTGTTGGATATGACCCACTGCACGGTAGGTAAATAACAAACTTGAAAAAAATCCAATTCAAAACTACCTTCACTATTTAGACAAACAGAGGGTCTTTACTTATATTTGTTGGCAGCTGGTGCCAACTGAGGATTAAATGGAATTAGTGTGGTCTAACCCAAAGCCTAGCAAGGCCAAGAAAGACCCGAAGTTTTTGCAGATGCTTCGGGAAAAGGATTGCTGTATTTGCACGGCATTTGACTTGCCGCAAATGTCACCGACTCAAGCGCACCACGTTATTCACGATAGGTTCAGTAGATCGAAAACCGCTGATCGAATGGCGATCCCACTATGTGAGGGACACCATCAGGGATTATGGGACAACAGTAAAATTGCCATTCACCAAAGTCCGAAAGAATGGCGCGATCTTTATGGGCCAGATTACTCCTATTCCCAAGAGATAGATATATAAAGCACCGGGCCTCTGTCGGGGTGACAGAACACCTTTTTAGCTTTGACGCTGTGAACTTGCTTATCATCCAATATAACGCCCTGCGGCCCTGATATGCCGTCTAAAGCGGCCTTCAATATGTTGTCTAAGTCTGGCTTTGTCGTGTGCCGAAATGCGTCAAACTCAGCGGCGATCTTTTTAGTATTCGACCAGCTTTTCGGAATGTCCATAAAAGCAACCATATCTATATGAACGGGCCTGTTGGTTGCTTCCAGCCGTTCTCGCTGCATAGCGGCCCACACAGCGGCCTTTATGCGCTTTTCATACTCTCTAGTCTTCTGAGGCGTGTAAACGTGACCAAATCGGCTCATGCGCGGTCTGGCCTTGCCTTGGGGTTGTCCCTCTACCTCAATTTCAACACGATACATGAGGCATTGATAGTTTTTTTAAAAAAAGTTGTAAATCCCCCTTGCAATAGTGTAAAAACCAATTTACATTGTATGTATAGAAACAATCAACGCTCGGGGAGGGCATCGACATGATCGAGTTTACAGTTTCAACATTCAACGGTTTGACCATCAAAGGTATCGGATACACAATTTCCGAAGCCAAAGCCCAAGCTCGCCAAAAGTGTGATGCGATGGGAACATTGCCAAAGCACATTGTGAGCATTTTGGAAATCTAATCAACACGGGGAGCTTCGGCTCCCCACCAAACTTGAAAAAAATCCAGTTGTAAAAGGAAAAGAAAATGGAAACTCAAAAACTCAAAGTGCTTAATCATCTCAGAACACACAAAAACGGCATAACCTCGTGGGAGGCGATAACCAATTATCATGTTACGCGGCTTGCCGCTTACATTGGCTTCTTGAAGGAGGATGGACACACAATTGAAGCTGTCAGGGAACAGCATAACAATAAATCTTATGCTCGTTATTTTTTGATTTCGGAGGCTAAACAATGACCGATTATAAAGAAAACCTAATCAGTATCTGCAACAGATTAATCAAAGAAAAGGAGTAATGGTTATGGATTGGGAAATTGTTGGAGAAGTTTTATTCATCACGGGTTTATTTGCATTGGTGCTATTTCTGTAAATAAACGCTTGCAACATTGTAAATAGCGCAATACAAAAGTGCGTATAGGATAACAGGAGCAGATCATGAATTATTACTCAATAAAAACCGCAGTTGAAATTAAAGGCATCGAGTTAGACATTGAGGTTTATTACGAAGCCTCAAAGGGAATTGGATGGGCAGATGATCCCGGTGAGATCGAAAGCGAAATCACAAGCATCTGCCGCCCCGGCAAAACCGATCCAGTTTCTAAACGCTTGAGCAATGAAATTCTAAAGCAATATCACTGCACGTTAATTGAGTATATTGATGAAGACTTTGCGGAGCGGGGTTATTAAAATGAACGTAAAGCTCAAAGAAAGCGATATAGGGATCATGATAAGATGCGCCGAAAATGGGTTGGATCAAACCCAAACGGCAGATGTATTAAATGTTTCCCCAGCAACAATCAGCCGCAACGCAAGGCGGTTTGGAATAAAATTTAAAACTGTAAAGGATAAGACTTGTGACAAATGCGGAGTTGATAATTGCGTGTGCAAGACAGCAGAAACTGTTGGAGTTGATGATAGAGAAGTCCAAAAAAGCGAACAGACACAACTTGAAGCAGCAATTAGAAGAAATCCTCGCGCTTGGGCAGTTGATAAAAAGAAACATCGAAAAGAACTCGCAATAGCCGCAATTCAAAAAGAAACACGAAAAGAGGTCATTGATGAGATTGTTTGGGGCTGGCATGTTTTAGAGTTTGAACTTGAAATGGCAAAGCTGGGAAAACGCCCAGCACTCCCAATGCAAATAAAAACACCTAACAAACAGCAAATGCAAAAAGAAAAAGCTCGATTGCTTAAAATATCAGAAGATCGCAGGCACCACATTATTAGCTTCTTTGAAATCGGCAAAGACTACACAGTTCCAGAACTTAAAAACATGATGGGCGACGATAACATGGGCATGAATGCTTCTGTTATTAGCGGATTGATGAATGGCCTTGTGCAAATGGGTAGGTTGAAAAAATACCGATTGGAATATCAAAAAAACAAACCAGATTATTGGTTGTATTACTTGCCCAATCAAACACCAAAGGAGCGCACTCATGACTGAACGGGATATTGAAAAGATTTTGGACGATGCGTTTCGCAAAGTGTTTGGAGATAAATCGTAATGGATGACAAGGAAGTGGAGCGCATGATTAACGCAGCCGGTCTGATTGGAGCTATTATTGGCTTCGTTAGCGGCGCTGGCCTGATGGCTATGGTGGGGATTATATTCTAGTGGGGAAGCGGAGCTCATTTGACCGCATCCCCCGCGATTACTATCCAACCCCTGTTGAGGCAGTTGCGCCGCTCATTGCGCACCTGCCTTACTTTTTTACATATGCAGAGCCTTGCGCTGGCGATGGTAGGCTTATCCAGCACATAACAAATTTGACTGATTGTGGCGGCCAGTGCAACTATGCCGCCGACATCGAACCAAAAGCCGACAACATCCGCAGAGCAAACGCGCTAGACATAAAGGCAAGCGTTGGCAAGTCAGTTGACTTTTGCATCACCAATCCTCCTTGGGATAGGAAAACTCTGCACCCGCTGATTGAGTCATGGATGTGTGTATGCCCCACTTGGCTTTTGTTTGATGCTGATTGGATGCACACAAAACAATCCTCAACCCTGATTACATATTGCTCAAAGATTGTGAGCGTTGGCAGGGTGAAGTGGATTGAAGGAAGCAAGAACACTGGCAAAGATAACTGCGCTTGGTATCTGTTCGACATAAATAAAAAACCAGATTTACCAACGGCTTTCTATGGCAGATTAATCGTGTGAGTGGCCGTTGATATTTAAAAGTTGGCGCTTTTTTGGTAGCAACGTCATCCTAGGTAAACAACCGCCCCGCTTGGAAAAGGGCAATTTATGTTGTGATGATAGCCACCCACTAGAGATTTATAGCAGCGCACGAAATGACTTCAAGTTTTTTTGCGCATCTTCTCTCCAGATCCAGCGGCAATGCGCTTTTTCTTTGCGTGAATGTTTGCATATAATCCTTGCTTAGGCATCTGCCATCTCCAATGCTGTTTCTAGCGTTTCCTTGTTGCGGCGCGTCCAGCCTTTGCCAAAGGTCTCAAAAGTTTTTAGCCGCTCATAAAACCTTTGCCGCGTGTGATACACTGCCTCTATAATTTCCTTGGGGTCTTTGTCAGCCACTGCCTGCAACGTCATAGGCCCGATAGCCCCGTCTTGCTTCGCCCCAACGGCACGTTGAATAGCCTTGGCTGGCCTGCCGCTGCCGGAATTAACAGCCCAATCGAACGCGCACCAATCCAAACCGCTGCCTAGATCGTCACCGCGAATTTTATCCCAATAGTTTTTCTTGTATATCGGGGCCACATCGTCCGGTGTTAGGTCGCGCATTTCCTGCTCAGTGCTTTCCCGTCCAATCCACTTGTCATAAACAGCCTTGGTCACACCGAGGTTGGTCATCCCCCCCGGATCTTTCGGGTGATTTACAAACCCGCCTTCGTGCTTGAGAAGCATTCTTAAACAGTATCCGAAGTTCTCTTTCATTTCATGTTACCCTTCATATCTAAATGGTCTCGACCAATATACTTTAGATCATTCTCAATCAAAGCAACTCTTTGCTGCAACGCCGTAACCTTCCCAATGGAGTTAGCTAAGTTAGCTAGTTCATCCCAGACCTCATCAAGGTCATCGAAAGCGTATTCGATTTCCATTGCATTGTCTTGGACATCACGCTTAAGGTTGATGTTGTCCTCAATCGCCATGCGAGAGCCGATCTGACTCACTGTCTCTTCAAGGCTGGCAATCGTAGCCGCCTGCTGGCTTACCCACCACACACCCGCAGCAAGCTGGACAGCCATCGCGGCCACAAGGGCTACAGGTAACTTTAAGTTTTCCATCACTTCCTCTTAAACAAAGCCTGCGCACCCCGGACACCGAAGCTCGCGCTTATTGCAATACCTAACGAATAAAAATACCAATCCGGCGCTTTGGAAAGCTGCTCAAAGCCACGGTCAACCCATCCCTCTGCACCGGGTATGAAAGCCAAAATAAGCGGGATTGACAGAACGATTACGAACCACTCGTCTTTCCAGCTAGATTTTGCACCTTCTGCCATGATGCGTTCCCAATCGGCAACGCTAGTATGCTCTGAAAGCATAATTTTCGCTTTGGCTTCAGCTTCAGTGAGCTTGAGCTTTGCATCCGCTGCCTGTTTGGTAGTCTTTGCGTCAAGCCAACCCCCCGCAAGGTTAGCTATTGGACCGATCAGAGCTTGAAGCATTTTTACTCTCCATTGCGTTAAAACCGAAATAAGCAGCAGCGATACCAGACGCCCCGATAACATAAACCGCCGCTATGTCGGCCAATAAACCCGCAGCAGTCTCTAAGCCCCACAGAGAGGCCGCTAGAATGACGAAAGGGTATAAAACCATCCCAGATAAGGAAAACCACGTCATGCGCCTCTGTGCGTCTCTCTTGGCGTCTGAGTCCTCCATGCGGCGGCGGCGGTCTTCCAGCATGATCTCGTGCTCTATAGGATCAATCTCTCCATTGCCGTTTAGATCAAATTCATTTGGCATCTTTTAAACTCCTAGCGTAAGCAATCGCGTAGTGCTTGTGGTGCGTAATAATAACAACTTTTTCATCTTTGTCATATACAACGTAATTGCCTTTTTTATTCTGGTATAACCTCAAAACAATACACCGTAGTCTGGCTTGTGGTTATCAAGACCTTTGCATCTTCTAGGGCTTCTGCGCACTCATCTTCAGTAGTAAACTGATTGAGTTGATAATGCTCAATGTTGTTGTTTATAACTTGAAACCAAACTAAAAACCACATTACCACTTGCCCTGATAGCGCCCAAGATAATAAAATCCTGTCACGATCCCCGCACCAGCAATAACGAATATAATAGTGCCAAGGGTGAAATTGATAGCATTGTCGATCATCTCTTGTTTCTTGTAAGCCTCTTCCTTGCGAATGCGGCGCATCTCACCTTCTATTTGAAGCACCTCCTCCCACGCAGATGGCCCGTAAGTCCATGATATATGGTCTTTTATTTCCTTTCTCATGGCTTCCATTTTCTTTTTCTGGGCGAAGATTTCTATA